ACCGGAAACCGTCGCTTTATGGTTCTCCCAGTCGCACAGAAGCCAGCGCAGATCGACACTGACTGGATTGCAGAGAATCGGGATCAAATATGGGGTGAAGCCCTCACGAAATGCCGAATCCACAAATACAACGGAATCAAACTCCTAAAGTTAGATGAATCGACAGAGGCGTCACAGCGAGAGGATAATCTCCAATACTCACCCGCCAACGAGTGGGAAGAACCGGTATTCAGCTACCTCAAGGAGAATAGCCTAAGCAATTGCAAGGGAATCAATTACCTTAGTATTGCGGACCTCACCAATAAACTCGGAATACCAATAGAACGCCGAGCGCAAGCGCAAAAGGAAATCGGGGCCGTTCTTCGCTCCAATGGATGGACCGCCGACCGGATGCGCACCATCCCCAACTGCAACCCCGTCCGCGTTTTCCTCCCTCCGGAGGGGTTCGCAGCGTCCGTGGTGGACCGGATGTTCGCCGCCTCCAACGATAACCCGTTCGCATGATGCCCGGCACACGGCACAGTCGCCCGGCACGAATGACCCGGCACAGTGAGCCACCCGGCACAGACCCGGCACACCCCGCAGGCCGCATAAATGCTGGACTGTGCCTAGTGTGCCATGTGTGCCTAGTGATTCTTCTAAAACTCGCTACACACGCGCAGTAGTTCCCGCGTGCGCACACCCCTGATGGAAACTTTTGGAATACGCACCCGGCACACGGCACACCCGGCACAGACCCAACAGAAAGGCCAACTCATGGAACTCCAGATGACCCCCCACAACAAACCCCGCACCGTGGCAGACATGCCCTGGGAAGGCCAAGCGGACTCAATGCGCCGAAGCGGATTCAGTGCCGGGGAAATCGAGGCGGCACGAAAGAAGCGAGTTAAGAAAGATCTCAATGCGTACAATAAAGCGAATGGAATCAAGAAACCACCGAAGGCCCGCAAAGAACATGAGGAAATGCAAGACCTCAAACGAGCGTGCGATGGTCAATGGGGAAAAGACCTCGGAATCCAATACGAAATCTACTTGATCCCCAATTCAGCGCCCCGGGGAGTCCAGGCCGCGAGCTACTTCCGATCAGAGGGTCTGCGCGAAGGATACCCTGATCTCGGGCTCGATGTGGCCTCTGGGCAATGGCACGGCCTGCGGATCGAGATGAAGCGAGCCGACGGAACAGGCAGGACCAGTGACGAACAGCGCAAGTGGCACGACCGGCTGAAGGCGCGGGGCTACTGCGTTGTGGTCCCTGCTGGCGTCCAGGAGGCGAAGAAGGCTGTTGAGACGTACCTAAGCCTGGGTCAGACGCCATGAGCGCCGCCCCGACCGCCCCGACGCCTCCTACCCCATCCGTAGCGCCAAGGAGAGGCATCGAGGAATTGAGGCCGAGGATCGTGGCGACGTGGGATGTTTGGGCGGTGTCGAAAATCTTGGATGGGGCACTACGCTTCGGAGTCCAGCAGGCGAGGGCAGCGCAGGACGAACAACAGCCGGAGACGGCGGAGGGGGAGGGGAGGTGAGCGGATTCACAGAAAAAGACCTGGAATGGTTCTTGGCGTTCGGCCTGGACAGCCTGGAGAGGGCGATTATGTCCGACTCTCCACGACCAGAGCCGATCCCATCAATGATCCGACTCGCGATTGCGTGGATCAAGTGGTAGCGCATCCCGGCGCGAGAGTGTAGGTTTGGGACATGGCCCATCCTGGACAACCAACCCTGTACCGCGAAGACTTCTGTGACCGTGTGATCGAGCTTGGAAAGCAAGGCTTTTCAGTCATCGAAATGTGCGCAGACATCGGAATATCCAAGCAAACGATTTACGATTGGACGAAAGCGAATCCAGAATTCCTTGACGCCTTTACACAAGCGAGATTGCATTCTCAGGCTTGGTGGGAATCACAAGGGCGCGAAAGTCTTGGTAAAGCGATATTCCAATCCTCTCTCTGGTCCCGTTCGATGGCGGCACGATTCCCAGAGGATTGGAGGGAATCCAAGCAAATCGAACTGACGGAATCTCCATTCAAGCGCGTAGCCGACCTGATCGAAAAAGGAATCGAAGGCAAGCGTGCCGAGTCCTGAGGAGGTCTACGCGGACGTTTGCATCCGTTCCGCACCTGGGACAGGAAACGCAATCGAGTACGTCCGCGCCGTCTGGCCTGGGATCAAGATCGAGCCGTGGCAGGTAGAGGCGCTGGCTGAGATCTCCGGACCATCCCCGCGCCTCGCCGTCGCATCAGGCCACGGCATCGGGAAGACGGCATGGATGGCATGGGTCGTCCACTGGCACCTCGCCTGCACAACCGATTCCGCGACGGTTGTCACGGCCAACACGGGAATCCAGCTCGAGACGAAGACCTGGAATGAGGTGCGCCTCTGGCACGACCGCGCCCTAGATAAGGATCGGTTCGTCTGGTCTCCCACCAAGCTCTACCGGGTGGACAAGCCCACCTCATTCGCGGCTCCCGTCACATGGTCGGAGCGGACTTCCGAGGGATTCGCAGGCACGCACGCCGCCTATGTCCTCTACCTATTCGACGAGGCATCTGCAATTCCGGATGAGATCTGGGAGACATCTGAAGGGGCAATGACTGGATCGAATCGCGGTCAACCTGGACGATGGGCTGCATTCGGGAATCCAACCCGTCCAATGGGCCGATTCCGTGATTGTTGGGGCCGATTCCGCGACCGCTGGAAGACCATGAACGTGGATTCGCGGGACGTTTCATTCTCGGACAAAATGCAGATCGCGGAATGGATCGAGGACTACGGCGAGGATTCAGATTTCGTCCGGGTACGCGTCAAGGGATTGTTCCCGCGCACCTCGTCTCTCCAGCTATTCGGGTCCGACGTGATCGAGAATTGCACGCGGTATTCCTGCGGGTCGTTTTCGCCCATCGTGTGGGGCGTGGATGTGGCGAGGTCTGGGAACGATGATTCGTGCCTAGTCATCCGCACGGGTCGCGCCGTCGCAACTCCTGATCGGTGGCACGCCCTGGATGCGGTCCAGCTTTCCGGGAGGATCGCGGGCCTCTACCAGTCCGTTCCGACTCCACCCCGCGCGGTGTTTGTGGACGGCGGCGGTGTGGGTGCGGGCGTCGTGGATATCCTCAAGCGGACGCTTCCCCTTGGGATCGTCCGGGAGGTCCAGTTCGGCGGAAAGGCCGACAACGAGCGGATGTACGCCAACAAGCGGGCCGAGATGTACTTCCGCCTCCAAGCCGCGATGACTTCCGGGCTCCTCCTTCCGCAGGACAAGAAGCTCCTGGAAGAGCTTTCCTGGATCACCCAGGAGCCGGAGCCAGACCGACAGGGCCGGGCGCTCCTGACGCCAAAGAAGCTCATGCCGTGCTCGCCAGATGCCGCCGACGCGCTGGCCCTGACCTACGCCACCGAGATCGCCCCGGACGCTGCCGCGCAGATCGGGCGCGTCCAGAACAACTCCCGGCAAACCCTCCAAGTTTTCCATCCGAATCCAGGAGACGACTGGTGAGAGTACATTAGCGCCATGGGGATGTTCGACTTTCTCGACCGGCAGAATAACAAGCAGCTCTCCTACGCGGAGAGGCTTGATCCGACGGGCACCGTCCGCAAGGTCAACAAGGCGCTTGGTATACGTGGTTCCGACCAGCAGGCCATCGACCCAACACCGACCACGCCGACGTACTCCCAAGCCCTCCTCGCACAGCAGCAATCCGACCTCATCAACGCGAAGAAGGGTTTCGCTTCTACGATGCTATCGACGCGAGCTGGATCCCGATCAACACTTGGGGGCACATGATGGCCGAGTGGGAAGCCTGCGAAATCCTCGATCATGCCAACCGGATCGAGAGCATCCGCTCCCCGTGGCTCGCGCAGTGGCAGGTCTTGGCCGACTGGATCTGCCCATCCATCGGGAGCGTGACGAATCCCGGAAGCGGAGCGGGCCAGAAGCGCAACCAGAAGATCTTCGACTCAACCGCATCCCGCGCCCTGGAGCGATCCGCTGCCGCCCTGCTCTCGTTCGTCTGCCCTGCATCGCGCAAATGGCACACCTTGGCGAGCGCCGACCCGAACGTCAAGGACGACCCAGGTAACATGGCGTACTGGGAGGCATTGCGCGACCAACTCTTCCGCGTCCGGTACGCTCCTGCCAGCGGGTTCGCCTCGCAGTCGTACGAATTCCTGCGGAACCTGATCCTGTTCGGAACCTCCGCGATGGCGATCATGGATGACCCAGGCCGAGGCATCAAGTACCGGACTCTCCCCGTCAGTGAGATCTCGATCGATACCGACCACATGGGCTCGGTCTGCTCAGTTCTCCGGAAATTCCAGTTGACTCCATCGCAGTCGATTCAACAGTTCGGCGACCGTTGCCCGAAGCGCGTGCGCGACATGGCGGAGAAGCATTCCGCCGACAAGATCTCGTGGTACCACCTCGTCCTCCCGGCTGGCGATAAGGAGCGGGCTGCTGGCTTCCGCTACGCCTCCCGGTACCTCTGCCTCGACGGGCGTGAAGTCCTGGATCCAACCCCGCAGGACCTGGGATACTTCACGCTTCCCTACATCGTGACGCGCTACCAGTGCAGTCCGGGCGAGGTCTACGGACGCTCCCCGGCATGGGCGGCTCTTCCGGACATCGGGACCCTCAACGAGCAGGAGAAGACCATCCTTCGCGCTGGCGTCCAAGCGGTGGCCCCGGCGTGGCTGACCTCCGAAGACTCCGCGCTCTCGTCCTTCCAGGTGCGCCCGCACGCTTTGATCCCTGGTGGGCTGAGCGCGGACGGAACACGGATGATTCAGCCCTTACAGACCTCCGCGAATATCCCGCTCGGGATCGAGCTTTCCAACCAGCGGCGCGAGTCGATCAACGAGACGTTTCTTGTCAACTTATTCCTTGTATTCGCCCAGGACGCAGGCGGGAACATGACGGCGACCGAGGCTACCTTGCGCACCCAGGAGCGCGGCGCGATCATGGCCCCCGTTGGCGCGCGCTTGACTGAGGAATGGCTCTCCCCGACAATCACCAGGGAGATCGACATCCTTGCCCGCGCGCAGGCCCTGCCGACTCCTCCGGATGGGGTTGCTCCCTCCTACGAGGTCCAGTACGAAAGCGACATGGCACGAAGCCAGCGGGCCGGAGATGCCATCGCCCTGAACAGCACGCTCCAGGGTGTCGCAGCCCTCGCACAACTCGACCCGTCCGCAGCCCGCACCATCGCCGCGCGGATCAATCCCGACGAAGCCCTGAAGGTTGTGGCCTCTGCGGAAGGATTGCCCGCGAAGGTGATGCGCTCCGACGAGGAGTTCAACGCCATCATGCAACAGCACGCGCAGGCCGACCAGCAACAGCAGATGTTGCAGGCCGCACCCGTGGCTGGTGAATACGCCCGGAACCTCGCGCAGGCGCAGGCGGCGGCGTCTCCCGGTGGGGGCCAGTATTGAGCGACGAGATCGAGCGGACACACGAACAGATCCTGTCCGACAAGTTCAAGAACATTTTCTGTCCGGGCGGATTTGAAAGCGAAGACTCGCGCATCGTGCTTGAGCACTTGGCGCGGTTCACTAGCTTCTACTCCCCCTCTCTCGTTGTCGCAAAGGATGGCCATACGGACGCCCTGGCGATGGCATACGCGGAAGGCAAACGCGCTGTGTTTCTCGAAATCCTCTTCAAGCTCGAAAAGAAAGGCCTCTCATGAGACAACCTTCATTCTTCCGCAAACTGCGCGAACCTGACGGAGCGGGCGGTGGTGCACCTGCCGCTCCCCCTGGATCAAGCTCGCTCTTCGCTCCTCCTGCCCCGACTGCGCCTTCCGCTGGAGATCCGCCTCCCGCGCCTCCGCCCGCCCCGCCAAC